CTTGGTATTCATAGGGATCATACTTGATACCACCACGGGTAGGGTGCTGTATGTGAAAGAAGTTTTCCATAAAGAATCTTGCACCCGTTTTAGGATCAGCACACTTTTTAAACTCTTCTATCTGCTCAATGGTATAGCTCATCTTTTTATGAGCTTTTTTGATCAGTACTCCGTCTAATGATTTTTGTGCCATTACTTACCTTTGGGCATTGGGTTCTCACCTGTTAAGTGAGGTTGTGAAAACCACAACTGGAACCACTCTTTATCACCTGGTCTAATATTATGTTTGCGTTGATAGGCCGCTTTTTCAGATGCTGTATGAGATATGTTTTCTCCCATATCAGGTGTGTCTTTAACGCCTGCTAGTCTTTTTAAGTCTTTGATGTCCATACACTTATTTAACTGCGAGTGTGGCCTTTTTCTTTGCTAGTATACAGTTATATGTGTCTTGTGTTGTTTTACCTGTTTCGTTGTGTGTGATGGGTATCTGTGCGTTGCGATACCATTCTATGTCAAAGCCTGCTCTCAGAATGAGGCTTTGTAACATAACCTCGTTTATCACAGAATAATGCGTGTCCCAATTTTCGTATTGTCGGGCATTCATAGGAGCCGGCATTTCAACATATAACAAACCGCCTTTTTTAAGCAATCTATTATATTCCATAAGAGCAATTATAGGAAATACTGAATGTTCTAGTGAATGCCTACAGAAGATGAAGTCATACTTGTTGTCATCATCTTTAATGAAGTTGATATCACCCTTAATAATTTTGTGTTTCTTCTTCTCACAGGCTTCAATGTCACCTGCGGTCCATGTGACTCCGGTCAGGTTCTTGTAGCCCAATGACTTCATCTCGTCCATGAAGTAACCCACGCCACAGCCCACGTCTAGTATCTTAGCTGTCTTTTTGAGTTTTAAGGGTTTGATAAATTGTTCAACTACCTGTCCTACGACTGTCTGGAGTTCAGGAACTTCTCCCTCGTCCTTCATAGTATTGAGACAGAAGTCGTAGTATAACTTTAGTTTTGCTGGGTCAAACATTGTTTTCTTTCCGTGTCTAGTTGTTTGACTTACTTATACTGCTTTTTCAGTGTATTCGGATTTTTCCCATCCAAGAAGATATCTGGCCTTCCAGTCGTTCTGTGCGAAACCTTTAAGGGGTAGCCAGTGTTCTCTCATTGACCATATACGGTCGGCGGCATACTCCCAATCCATCTGTTCTATCATAGATTCAAACTCGTACAACTTTGATTCAAACTGATCAAAGTCGTTAAAGTCTAGTTCAACGTGTAATACCTCAAAGACTTCTCCATCATCAGTGACTCCGTCCAAGTCAAAGTCCCACCCCCACTGCTGTCTAGTGCGTAACAGTAAGTCTGCCTGTGGTATCCTCTTTTTGATTTCCTTCAACTGCTCACGTGCTCCGTCCTGGAAGTTACATCGATGTAATAGCATAGCATGATCCAATATGAAATTAGGATGATCTACCTTCAACCATGTCTGTTGCCAACAACAATGGTTTAGTATGGGGTCAGTGATGGGATGGCGTTCCATATCGTAGTATCTGCGTTCTGCCATGCAGAGTTCAAAGCCGTCCTTGTCGTAGTATTGAAAGTCTTTGGCATAGGGTGTAAACACCAATGGTGTTGAACATTTTGGATCTTGGACTAAAGGAACATTTATCCTGGTAAACATACTATTAGTTATCTATCAATATTAGGTTAAATGTAGATGAACAGTCGTTGCCTGCTGAACTAGTAAAGCCTCTTACTTCAAGATCAGTTTTTTCTGTGAACTGTAGGGGGACTTTATAGTCTTTGGCAAACTGCTGTCCTGCTGATATGATAATGTCTTTGGCATTAAATGCAGTGTCACCGTCAAATGGTCTTGCCATAAAGAATGCTGTGGTGTCTGCGTTCTGTCCACCAGCACCTACTATCCACTGTGTTAGGTAAGCAGTCTTACCTGCTGGTACTGTGTAGACACACATAAATGTCTGTCCCAGACTGGCACCACCACCTGTACCAACCTTTTGTATCTGTGCCAATAGTGTTCCGCCACCGCCTGATGCTGAACGAACTGATATAATACCTTCTGCTTGTCCACTACTACCTGTTGTTTTTGTACGAACACGGAACACTCTGATAAATGTTGTTGTTGAAGCACCGTCATCTACTTCTACATCTTCTGTAGCTAACGCATAGTTTTCATCAAGTCCTTGTACTTCTACAGTTCTAGCACCGTTGCCAGTTGGATTGTCGTCTCCATCACTTGATGTAACATAGACTGAACTTGCTGATGTCAAGTATGTGTAAATTCCACCACCGTCCCATATGGTTTCAATATTTGCTGACATTGTGTCATTGCGACCAAACTTCTCAATGTATGACATACCTGATATGTCACCTGCTGACAGGTTAATTGACCAATTATAGGTATCTCCCGTTGTTCTTACTATAGGTTGACCAAGAGCATTATACTCCATGGCCTTGTGGATGTTAAAGAGGTTTGACTCCTGTGGATGCTCGTAACTGGTAGAGTTATTGTTCGCTCTATCTGCCATTTACTAGTCGCCTGAATACGTTATGCCTGAACCTGCTACCGGAAAGGTTTCTTCGTGATCTGGATCACCTGCTGAATTAGTTTTCCAATCTGCTAACCAGGCCGCATAGGCCAGTTTAGTTGTTGCTCTATCTGCTTTAGTGTCTCCAGGTGATGCTGTATTGGTAGCGTGTGCGATCCCGTTAGGGTCTCTTGGATCGTTAGGTCTAGTCAATGCTGACTGATCTGGATTTGATGATGATAGTGTTAGTGCCATAACACTATTTATCTAAACGGATTGGAATTACTTTTTAACGCAGGATCCGGGTTCGCCACGCTTCTTGCCAGGCACTTTCTTATAGCCCTTCCAGCATTTGTCGTAGATCTTGTCATTGGGGTGTGCCTCGTGCATGCCAAAGTTGCCTGATGTAGATGCCTGTTTAATGCCTTTTTCTTCAGCATAGGCGTCTATTGACATAGCGAGCTGGAAATCAAGCACTGTAAGGCCCTTAACGTCAAACGTAGACGTCTTTACTTTGACTTCTGTGACGTCTTGTGTTACCTCAGCAAAGTGATCCATTTTCTCAGATAGGTCATTAATAAAGCCTATCATTTCTTCTGCCTGTCTGTGATCTTGGCAAACATACATTGTTTGTATTTCTCTGTGATCTAACATTTCCCAATCAGGTAGATACTTGTTCTTGATGTGGTCAAGTTGTTCGTCGCCTGGAACAAATTCCTCTACGTCGTTCTCTCTGTATTTGCCTTCCTGAAAATCTTCAAATCTCATAGTGTTACTTTTCCCTCACGTAGCAATTTTTCTCTATTAGCCATGTGTTTGATCTGTATCTCTTCTTTTGAGCCGCCAAAGTATGCTACAGCGTGACCTTCTTCTACTAGAACGTCTGTTACCATGCGTCCATCATTGGTAGTAAAGTCACCCAGAACACGACCAAACTTACCTTTGGCATCGTATTCCTTACATACTAACACTGCTTCTTTACCCAGTATTTCTTTTAGTCTTACCTTACTTGCTAGACCAAACTTCTTTTCCACTTTGTCTCTTGTTCTTGATTCCGGAGTGTCAATGCCCATGATTCTAACACGTTCTTTTTTAAGTATAACGCCAAATCCTAAATCGATATCCACGTCAACAGTATCACCGTCAACTACTCTCTGTATGTAAACTTTGTATTCAAACATTTTAATCCCTTAAATCTGCTGTTGTTATATTAGTGTGAGTATCTTCTTTATCGCTATCACGGCATTCTTGACAATGACAATCTGGACATTCCCAACAGTCAGTGCAACTTAGTCCACAGTGTGCTTCACAACCACAATGATCACAATTCATTATTTCTTTCTTTGCCATTTAGCCGCCGTTACCGGAGACTGTTTATTAGTGTCATCCATCTCCTCAGATGGGCCTTCTGCTTCTGCTTGTGTAGTTAACCCTAATGCCTTGTTTGCGGCATCAATCATTTTGCGTTCTACATCCGTATATGCTCCCATGTATGGACGTGTAGTCATCATAGCATCTGTGTCTATATCTGAGTCATCACCTGGTGCTCGTGCCATTAACATGCTGGCACGATATAGACCATAGTATCTGTCCATATCTGATGTATATGAGCCTGGACTTGCCTTAGCGTGTTGTTTGTTCATCTTTCCTGGACGCTTTCCGCCCAGGCCACCGTAAGGAGCCTCAGTTATGAAGTCCTTGGCACGCATTAGTTATTAACCTTTGCGCCTTTACGCCACTGGTAGCATGACCAATATTTTGCTTTGGTCTTATCTTTGGCAGACGCCTTGTCGCAACCATGTCTAGCACGGAATGACTTACGTCTCTTTGGATCATCTCTTTTGATTGATAGGTTAGGATCGCCAAAGCGAACAACTTTTACGTTGCCTGACTTAGGATCTTTCACGTATACTTTGAATTTTTTCTTTGGATTCTCTGAAGTTCTAATAGGATCATTGAGCTTGACCTTCTTGCCTTGATATTCTGCCTCGTCAAACACGGCAAACTCAACACCATCATCAAACTCGCATCCACAGTGTTCCAGTATCTTCTGGCACTCTTCATCCATGATCAATGTCATTGATTCACTGTCATGTGATTCAACAATGGATTCAATCACCGTGTCTAAGTCAATGATGAAGTCAACATGGTCATCCGTTACCGGATTAGCATGACTTCTTTCTGCTTCTGCTAGATACTTTTTGAAAGACATTATTCAGCGTCCTTATATTCCTTATAAAGAGCCAACATACTCTCTGCTAAATCTTTATCCTTTTCATGTAAAGGAAATGAGTTAGACTTTGCCGCTGATGCTGGTTTAGGACCATTGACACCACCCGACATTTTATTTAATTGTGTGTCAACATCAGTGACTCGTTCTTTTGGAGTGTTGGAATATTCAATATCTCTTTCTTCTTCAACTGCCTCTTCCTCACCTTTATATTCTTTGTACCCATCTGAACGCATGCCAGATAGTTTTAATAGATTTTTAATCATATCAACGTGATCGCCGTTAGCATTAACGCTCACATTTTCGTTACCTTGATCGTCAATCGACTGTGTTAGTGTAACACCCTCGTTTAACTGTTCACTATATTTCTTCTCAAAGTCTTCCATCATTGAATCTAAGTTTAACTCTTCTGATTCCTTCTTAGGACGACCCTTGCCTCTCTTAGGAGCATCTGGGTCTACCAATGGATCAACTGGTTCTAATGAAGTTACTTTTGAGCCAGTAGTTGTATATTTGTAATGTCTACGTTTGCCATCTTTAAATGTAACAGTAAATCCTTGAGCACCATCTTCTGGACGATCCATTTGAACTTTGTGTCCTTCTTTCTCATGTTTGTCAACGATACCTTTAACATGCTCAGGATCATATGCTTCGTCTAATTCAATTTCTTCTACTTCGTCAAGGATTTCTTCTTCCTCAGAAACTTTTTCGTTCTTCTCATACTGCTCTGGAGTAGTGTCTTCTTCTTTCACATCTTCCTTGTCCTTGGCCGCTTTCTTCATTGACTCTTCTTTGTCGCCATCCTTGTCCAAGTCTAGGAAGTCTGGTTTTGCTTCTTCAATTGTTTCTTCTTCCTTGTCCTCTGTCTTGCCTTTTTTAGCGTCTAACATCTTTTTGAATGCCGCTTTCTGTGCCGGACTCTGTGCTTCTTTTACTTCAGCTGACTCTGTTGTAGTCTCTGGAGCATCTGTCTGAACGTTTAATGTTTGAACACCTGCCAGTCTAGCATATTCTGTAGGAGTTTCTTCTGCTACAGGTTGATATACGTCTTGGCCTGTTGCCGAAACTGTGTTGGTCTCAGGCATCATTGATGGAGCAGTTTCCTGTGGAGTCTGAACTGTTTCTGGTTTAGCGACTGGGTTGGTAGGGTTATTCATCGCTTCAGCAGATTTAATTGCCGCTTGTTCATCCTCTGATGGGTTTTCAATTGCTTTTAG